CCTACAAATTTATATTGGTTTACTACTGCCATTAATCTAAAAAGAAACTTCTAGCTTCTATTTCCTGTTTTAATTCTTCTTGAAACGTTGTGTTAAGTTTTTCAAGAACTGCATCTAAATCTCTAACTAAAGATTGTGCTATGTCTTCCTCATACTCTGAACTTGCTCTGGTTAATGATTGTACTATCTTAGCCATTATAAACTTGCAATGCCTCCTTTAGAAAAAAAACTTGCTGTGTCATCAGTAGCATAACCACCTCCACCACCTTCACCTCCACCACCATTACCACTTACCTGCGCTATATTATAAGGTTGTGTGTATGGTTTTTTAGGTGTTAGAGATTCTGGAAAATTATCTGATCCAAACGTTATAACATCATCAATTTTTACAGCACCTGCACCACTATCTAATAATGAATCTTCATAATTTCCATATTTTTTTCCTGAAGTCATTCTGTCTGTAATGTAATCAAGTCTCTTATTTGCGCTTCTTTGATTTCTAGCATCTTCATAAGCTTGTTGAGTTTTATAACCAGTTAATTTTTCTCTGTTTTTGTTTAAAAAATATATTGCGCCAGCACCGAGAGCTAAAGGCCCAAGCGTTGAAAGTATACCACTACTACCACCACCACTACCGATTATGCTTTGTAGAGTTTTGTTAATCCCTGCTCGTTTAATCATGTTCATAGGATTTAAATTCATACCCCCTAAACTAATTGCGTACTTAGGGTTTCCTTGTTGTTCATCTATGCCTAATTTTTTGTAAGCAAAATCTAAACCTGCTTGAGTTATTTTACCACCTCCATATGATAGAGCTATTGATTTTATTATTTCTGCTGACATTATCTTCTTCCTCCAGTTTGTATATCTAACCTAAAAGTACCCAATTTCCAACTAGTATCCACTGCTGTGTTAGATATTGTAAGAGCTATGGCTCTACCTCTAGCACGTGTGTCTACTTTATCTGTTGTAGATGATACAGTAAAAGGTCCAAGTGATGAACTAGCTGCAGCATCATTTGGATAATTTCTTAAATCTAATTGTATAATAGCGTTTCCTTGTTGAGCTATAAAATCTGGTATAATTCTACTAACTCTCATAATGTTTTCACCATCACCTCTAAGATCACCCAAGTTAGTAGCAGCTCCTCTAACAACTTTTTGTGTAATATCATAATCACCAGAAGTAATATCAGCTGGAATAGCTGTAGTGACACCAAGTCTTACTTGATTAACTCCTGTTTCATGTTCATAATAATATGAAATTCCATCTGTATTACCTTCAACATCAAAAGATGTATCCGTACCTGCATCATATTGTGTTGCATGTGGTAAACCAAATACAGCAGAATCCTGCCAGGTTGTTCTAGTAAATAAAGAACTGTCATTAGTAAACCATATGGGACGTTTAGCTGTTGAATCTAAATAACTATATGTAACAGATCTAGTGGTAACATTTGAATCTGCTGTAGGATAAAACCAAGTAATTTCTCCAAACAAATTATTAATACCACAATAAATAAATTGATTAGATGTTGTGTTAAGATCATCATAAACATAATCTTCGACTAAACAATCCATAGATTCTAACTTACCGGTGTATCTAAAAAAGCCGTTATCAGACATCCAGTAAGCAGCACCATCAACTTCAACGGCTGCATTTTTACCAATTAACCCGCAGTTAGTTCCAACTTGTTCATAAGCAAATGTAAAAGGAGTTCCAACAAACCTCATAGTAAATAAAGATGTATCACTCCAAATGTAAATTGCATTTCTACCTAACTTACTACCCATGATCCGTGATCCAGCGGCCAGTCTTTGTGTACCCGCACTATTTTCTGCTGTGGGTGTGTAGTCTTCTATGTTTTCTTGAGATGAGAATCTAATAAACATATCGTCCTGTGTAGTTTTATCTCCAATAGTTGTTTCAGTTCCAAAAAATACTAAGTGTCTATCAGGAGTAGACACTAACATATCACGTGACGCTGTAGGCGCACCAGATATAATTGTAGCTCTTGTTGCTGTTGCGTTAGTTGCGTCTGCATCCCATTTAAAACACTCACCATTAAAAATTAAAGCAATCAATGTACTACCTAAATTGTCCAAGGCCCATAGACCAGGTTCGGCGACAGTATCTGTGTCAGCTGATGATTGACCCCAACCAGAAAAATCACTATAGTTTGTAACCGTAGCTCCTGTGCTGTGAGAAGCATTTGCTGTTCCTCTAACATTTCTAGTTATTCCGGTTAAAGTATTTGTTGCTGTATTCACTCCTGTGTAAGAAATTTCTTCTGTGCCTACTTGTATAAAATTAGTTCCGGTTGTTGGAAAATTTAATACAGACGTTAAAACAATACTAGTTCCAGTTCCTCCGGTTCCTGCTGAGTCAGCAGATAGTGATCCATTTAATGTAGTTGTTTGAGGAGCTGTCGATGTTCCACCAAATTGTGATATACCCCATCCAAAAACACCAACTTGTTCTGCGGGACCTACGTGATAATATTGAAAAAAAGTAATACCTCCAGAGGTAGTAGCACCGGACCCTGTTTCATTAGAAGACATTGTAATAGTCAAGGTTGTTGCATTTGGTACACTGGTTACCATAAATTTTTTATCAGCAAAATCTGCTGCACCAAAATTAGAATTTGTAATAGCACTAAAAGTACTTACATCACCAAATAAAATTATGTCGCCTGTTTCAAAATTATGTGCACCACTAAATGTAAGTGTTACAGTCGGTGATCCGTTGGTCGTGCTAAATGCACTAGTGATAGCTGTACCTGATGGATTAACTAAAGGATGTATATCGTAGTAAACATCTCCTGAGTAAGCATATAAAATTCTATTAGTACCAATAATAGCATATTTAATACCTTGTTTATTAACCATGTGGTGTAAACCTCTAGCAGCACCGGTTAGTTTACTGTTGCCCAATTGATTCCAACCCCCTATTTTTTCAGGTGTGCCGTATCTAAAACGTACATTTGTACCACCTGTCCATTGAGACTCGGCTCCAGTAGATGTAACTTGTTTATTAAATCCCGGTAAAAACCCTAATTTTTGTAGCATATAAAAACCTGTTGAAATTGGTAATAAACTTTATATATTAGTTTTATAGATAATGAAAGAAACAAAATGAAGAAAATATTAGGTATAAACACTTCCCATAATTGTTCTTTTGCTTATTTTGAAGATGGTATTTTAAAAGAATATTATGAAGAAGACCGGTTTAATAAAATTAAAAATTTTACACCTCCAATAGATCGTTTTAATACAGACCCATATCAGTATGAAGTTTTAAAAAAATTTAAAGATATTATATTTGATGGAGTTGTGCTTGCTTCATACGATAGAGAAGAAATATTACTAGAAAAAAATATTATAGATAATATTTTTAAACAAGTTAAGTTTAAAAAATTTTTATTTTTAAATCATGTACACCACATACTGCATGCTAGCTGTGGTTATTATTTTAGTAAATTTAAAGAAGCTACAGCTGTGGTAACAGACGGGGGAGGAGAAAGATATTTTTCTAATTTTCAAACAATGGAATCTATATTTAGTATTAATAAAAATAAAATTAAATGTCATTACAAACACGCTTCAAATGTACGTCTAGATCATTTTAATAACTTTGTAGATGCGGAAAAAACCGATAAAAAAGATGGGGTGGATATAAAAGTTTCTAATAAAAGTATAGGTGGATATAAATATATTACTTTCCGAGAAAAAGCAGGTTTCAAAGAAAATGAAGAAGGGCAAATGATGGGTATAGCCGCATATAAAGATAAGGATACAGACCTAGATAAAAATGTTTTAGAAATTGCACACAAAGCACAAGAAGAAACTTTACAGGAAAGAATAGAATTAATTGAAAAAGCATTAACCTACAGCGACTGTAAAAATATTATATTATCTGGAGGCTATCATTTAAACTGCAGTAATAATTTTAAACTTGTAAAACACTTTCCAAAATTAAATTTTTTTATAGACCCCATACCCTATGATGGAGGAATTGCTGTGGGAGCTGCTGTATATTATGAAAATTATTTATAAAAAAGAAGAAGCTGTTGATTTACTATTACAACAAAAATTAGTTGTTATATTTCAAAATCATTCTGAATGGGGAGCGCGTGCTTTAGGTAATCGTTCTATGTTATTTGATCCAAGAAATAAAAATGCAAAAGAAATAGTTAATAAATTAAAAGGAAGACAATGGTGGAGGCCTACAGCAGCTACTATACTTTATGAATATAGAAATGATTATTTAGACATGCATGGTTTAGATGAATCTCCAAACATGTCATTTGCAATTGATGCTAAACAGAAAGCAATTGATGAAGTGCCAGCATGTGTGCATGCCGATAATACATGTAGATTTCAAACTTTAAAAAAAGAACAGAATCCACATTATTATGATCTAATAAAATTATTTTATGATAAAACAAAAGTTCCTATATTACTTAATACGTCTTTTAATTTAAAAGGATATCCAATAGTTGAAACTTTTGATGATGCTTTATTAACTTTACAAAACATAAATATAAACTATATATATAAAACATAAAGAAAGATTATGGATCATTTAGAAACCATTGTTGAAATAAAAAATATAATTTCTCCTGAATTTATAAATAAAATTATACCTTTAACTAATCATAAAGCTAAAGAAAATTTAAAAGTTAGGAGTGGTTTACATAAAGATATAAGGAATGTAAAAGGCTATCAATTAAATTTTGATACACCCACAAATTTATTTTATTGGAATTATATAAAACAAGAAATAGAAAGAATATATATTTTTTACAAAGCAAAATTTCCTAAAATGATGAGTTCTAAAATTAATCAAATTGATTTATTAAAATATTCACCTGGACAAAAGTATGAGGTACACACAGATCATTATAATACTTCACCTAGACATTTAAGTATTATTATTAATTTAAATGATGACTACGAGGGCGGTGATTTAATTTTCACAGATCAAAGCGAAAAAGAAAATAAAAGATTAAAACTTGGTAAAGGTTCAGTTGTATTTTTTCCAAGTAATTTTATGTACCCCCATGGTATTCAACCAATTACGAAAGGGACCAGGTATAGTATAGTTTCATGGTTACAATAAATGAATTTAGCTTTTAATTTTAAAGATAAAATATTTTGGATTCATAATTTTTTACCAAAAAATTTATATAAAGAAATGTATATTGAATTTATAAAATGTAGAAATAAATTAGAATTTGTAAAATCAAGTGTTTCTTGGAGAACTTTTAAAGAAGAATCAGAAGACATGTCACAAAGTTTTTCTCAAGATGTAGGAAATGATTTTCTTTCTTTACATTTTTTTAAAAAATACCATGTTCTTTTACGCCATCAACGATTTGTAAATATTGTTAATTTAAAAATTAATAGCCATTTACGAAAATATTGTTATGGAGAACATTTAAGATGGCATGCAGATGTTGATGAAACAGTAAATAGAAAATACGCTGCTACTTATTATTTTAATAAAACTTGGGATTCTTCCTGGGGAGGAGAATTAATGTTTAGAAGTAATGAAGGATCGGGTTTTATTCCAGTAGTAGGAAATTCATTGGCTATTGTAAAAACTGGAACAGAACATAAAGTTAACCCTAATTTAAAAAAAACTCATCCAAGATTAAGCATTCAAACTTGGATATCTGAAAAACAGGGTACAGTATAGTTATATGGCTGCAGTAAATTATAAACTTATTAAAGGTTTCTTTTTCAAAGAAGAATTAGAAATACTTCAAAAATATTGTTATAACAAATTAGATTTAAATAAAGACTATCAATTAGATCGGCAGTCTTTTTCTCCAGCATGGTATAGCGATCCTTTAATGACAAGTTTTTTAGATACGAAATTACCTTTGGTAGAAGAACAATCTAATTTAAAATTATTTCAAACATATGCTTATTGGAGATATTATGTGTTTGGTGCAACTTTAAAAAAACATACAGATAGACCTGCGTGTGAAATATCTGTCACAGCATGTATTAAAAAATATGACAATTGGCCTATTACTATTGAAAAAACTTCTTTTGAATTAGAAGAAGGTGATGCAGTTTTATATGCCGGTTGTGATCAAGAGCATTGGCGTCAAGGAGTATATAAAGGTGAAGGTATGGCTCAAGTATTCTTTCACTATGTAAATAAAAATGGACCTTATACACATCATAAATATGATCAATTTAATAGACAAAAATAATAAATTAAATGAAACTAGAAATAGTTTAAATGTTAGTTATACTAGACATGTTAATATTATATTTGGTAACTATGCTTATCCAGAAGTTATAAATAATTTTTTAATTAATATTAAAAATAATTTAAGCGATAAAATGGAAAATTATACTAATGTAAAAGGAGGAATGACCGACTGGAATTATTTTATAGATAAACCTAATTTTATTAATTTTATAAGTTATTTAATAAATACACATCAAACAACACATCCTGATATATTTCAACATTTCTTACAAAAACAAACTATTGAATCAGCTTGGGGTAATGAAATAAAAAAAGGTGATAGTTTAAATTACCACACACATCGATGTTTACATGGCATACTATATTTAACAAAAGGATGTGATTTAATGTTACCTGAATTAAATTTAAAAATAACCCCTGAACCAGGAGATTATTATATATTTCCACCTGAAATACTTCATGGTTTTGATTTATATAATGGGGAAAAAAATAGATATAGTTTAATATTTAATATAAAAGAAAAAAATCATTTTGAATACTCAAAAAAAATAGAAGGACTCAATGGAAAAAACAGTTAATATAAACAATCATATAGGTATGTATGATAATTACATTACAAAAGAAGAATGTAATAATGCAATTAAATTATATGAAGATCAAAATAGATTTAATAATACAGTAAATAGAATAGGTACAGAACAGTCATCTATTTTACAAAAACAGGATCAACAATTTTTTGCAACACCCCATAATTTAAATGTATGGTGGGAAGAATTAAAGTCTATGATGTTAAATTTTGATTTAGCTTGGAACCATTACGCAAAAAATACTGGAGCAAACGATGCTTATGGAGTGCCATTTCATTTTACATCTTTAAAAATTCAAAAAACGTTACCAACAGAAGGCTACCATGCTTGGCATGTTGAACATGGTAAAGGATTTGCTAATGAACCTAGGGCTTTTGTTTTTTCTATATATTTAAATGATGTAGAAGATGGTGGTGAAACGGAATTTTTACATTTTTCAAAAAGAGTAAAACCTAAAACAGGAAGAATAGTTATTTGGCCTGCAGCTTTTCCATATGTACATAGAGGTAATCCACCATTGTCTGGTGAAAAATATATTTTAACTTCTTGGATGATGTTAAGATAATATTAAAAGTAATTTATATTTATATTAAATCTGCATTTTTCATCAGTACAATTTGTGCTTTGATGGGAATTACTTGGATCAAATAATAGTATTTGATTTTCGATAGAGGGTATAAATTTGTCACCTATGTAAGTTCCTCCGTCACAAGTATTTAAATAATAAATAGCCCCTTTATGTTTAAAATTAAAATCACAATGTTTATCATATTTTATTAATTTTTCACTTTTTGGAAAACAGTTAACTTTAGCTCTTATTAAAGATAAAATGTCTAGTTTATTTATGATGGGTTTAATTAAATTAAAATAATTACCTACCGGTAAATTTTCATTATAAAATGCATGGTAAAAATAAAAATTTTTATTGTCATGTTCATGACCAACTTGATTTGAAAAAAAATAGGGAAAACTATCTCCCATAACAACATTTTTTATTAAATTAAATTCTTCGTTTTTTAAAAAATTTTTTATAATTTTCAACTTAAAATAATTATGAAGAATAAGAAGTAGGTCTTGCACCTAATCTAGTAATTTTTTCAGCGTCAGTTTCACTTTCAACATTGTCATTATCCCAATTAGCTTGTAACTGAGTTAAATGTGCTGAATCCCATTTAGATGAAAATTGACTGATGTCCCCAATATTAGCATCAGAGTATGATGAATGAGGTGTTGAATCTCTATATTCTACTTGATCGTTAACGTTTGATGTGCCGTATTGGATAGCCCAAATATTAGAAAACTTAGAATCAGACCAAAAAGAATCATCAGATATAATATATGAAACACCTTCATTAGCGCCTTCTGCATGATTTTTAATTACTATTTTATCGTCAAATACTATTGTCCAGTTTCCGTTAGTTGCCATTTTTTCTCCTAAGTTTTAATCACGTAAATAATTGTTAAATAAGGTTGTAGAACCGAAGTTGCATCCCCACTAAAGTTTGCACTCATGTTGTGAGAGTGACCTTGACCAGAACCAGTATTACCCGTACTACCTCCTGTTGTCATAGTTATTGGGTTACCTTGTGCCGGAATTGTACTTCCTGGTGCTAAAGAAGGGTGACTATGAGAAGCAAGTTGTGCTGTCGCTAGAGTTGCATTTGCTGTTGAACCTGCAACGTTTCCAGTTGATGATACAGTATTTGCTCCACCTGTTGAAGCTAAAGCTTTTCCTGGAGATTTTCCAACAGCTGCTTTATCAGATAAATTAGGTACGTTAAAAGTTGATGAACCATCACCACCACCATAGGTAGAAGCTATAACTGCAAATAATGCTGAGTAAGTTGATCTTGAAACTGCTGCACCATCACATTCTAAAAATCCTGTTGGTACTGACGAAGAAGACCATGGAACAATAGTTGCCGTAGGAATTCCTTCTATACCTGTAAGGTCTGATCCATTAAAATTATATTTAGTTGCTTCGTAATTTGCCATAATATTATTTCTCCGTATATGTCCAACCTACATCTGCACCAGAAAAAACTAATCCAAATGCTGCACCTTCGGTATTAATTACCAAATCTGCTGCTGCGTTGGCTATTTTAGAACTATTTCTTCCAACAGTCAATGCGTTAGAATCAAAAGTGTATTTTGAATCTACAAAATTTACTTGAGCGCCTACAGCAGGTGACGCGGGAAGAGTTATTGTAACTGCCCCTCCACTTGTATCTACAAAAATTCTATCTTGATCTAATGCTGTATATGACCCTGTTTTAGTAAGCCAATCTGAAGGAGCGTAATTAGAAGTACCAAAAGGAACTTCGTAAACGCCCGTATTAGTTGCTACACCATCTAACCAAATAATTTTCCATCCTTTGTTATCTGTTGCCCAAGTAACTGTTGCACCTGAACCAGATACTGCTTTAAGTTGTAATGTTTCTGCATTAGTAGTGCTATTTTTAATAAAATAAAAATTTTCTGTAAGAAGAGGAAATGTTAAAATTCTTGATCCTGTAAGAGCACCTGTTAATTCTATAACTCTGTGTTGAGCAGTACCTGTTAAAGCACCGTCTGCTATTGATAAAGCTGTAGTTCCTGACCCTGCAACAGCTAAAGATAAATATCCACCTGTAAGTTGTTCTACAAGACTTAAGTTTGCGTTAGTTTTTGTTCCCCAAGTACCAGCATTTTCGCCGGTTGCCATTAGTTCTAAACCAAGGTCTGTGAATGTTGATGCCATAATTTTGTACTCCTGATTGTTTTATTTATATTGTTTATTTAGTTCTAAGTCAAACATAATTATGCTTGTTTAATAGTATAACCAGTACTATTTTTTGGTGTTTTAGTTGAGTACCCTGTGCTATCTTTAGGTGTTAGTTTTCCGTAATATTTAAGAATTAATCCTGTAGCATTAAGACTAGATGTTGCTTGTAGTCCTGTTAATCCCATAACATCTGCAGGTGTAATAGAACCTATTGAAGATGTTGTACTTAATCCAGTCAATCCCACGGTCATTGCTGTAGGAGATATTGAACCTACTGCTGAAGTAACACTTAAACCTGTTGGAATTATAATAGGTGAAGATGTAATTTCTACCTGACCTACGTTAGATGTTGTACTTAATCCAGTAAGTCCCATAACATCTGCTGGAGATATACTTCCTACACTGGATGTTGTACTTAATCCAGTAAGTCCCATAACATCTGCTGGAGATATACTTCCTACACTGGATGTTGTACTAAGACCTGTTGGAATAACTACGCAGTCTACAACTATATTTAAAGAACCAAGACTAGAAACAGAATTTACTCCTGTTGGAGATATTACAGATGTTAAATCTAAAATAGGTGCACCAACACTAGAAGTTGAACTTAATCCAGCAGGTTGAACTATTTGGCTAAAAGAATCACCCCAAGGTTCTTCACTCCAACCATTTCTACCCCAACCAACTAAAGTTCCAGCATTATCAAAAGTTCCAAGTTCTGTTTGTCCTTGTTGACCTGTTGGAATTACAATTGATTCTAAATTTAAAGTAGGCGTACCTAAACTAGATGTAGAAGATAATCCTGTTAATTCTGCAGTGATAACTTGAGAAGCTGCAACACTTCCAACACTAGAAGTTACACTTAATCCTGTTGGTGCAACAGAATATTCTACACCCCAACCAGAATTACCATACTGTTGTCTGCCCCAACCTTGTTCAGGAAATGCGTCTACAGAACCTACTGTACTTGTAGTACTAAGACCTGTTAAAGAAATTGTAAGAGTATTAGATTCCCAGGAATTTTCATTCCATGCTACTGAAGGATCATCGCCACCCCAGATAGATGCCATAAGGATTACCTCCCTATGCTATACGAAGGATTGCGTTTGATGCGTCTGCTGCTGGAAATTGAATTGTAAAAGTTCCACTTGATACAGTTTTATCTCCACCAAATGCAATTGCACAAACTGAAGGATCACCAGTTGCTGTTTCATTATAAATTAAACAACCGTTAGCTGTAAAAGAAGCTGATGTAAAAGATACATCTGCAAAATCACAACATGCAGTATCACTATCTAGAGCAGGTGTTGTGTTTGTAAGTGCTATTCCTTTAGTAGAGTAACCATTACCATTAGCTACTTCGTTTGAAGCTGTATAAGCTGTTGTTGATTTATTTAATGTCGCCGAACTTGTGTACAATGCTAATTTAAATTCATTTCCACCATTTGTAAAATTGTGAATTGCTCTTAAAACTTCTGTTTTGAAAGTGTTACATACTGCTGATGTTATTGCCATAATTTTTTTCTCCTAATTATTGAGGCGCTGACTCGATTGGTATTCTTACTGTTCCATCCGTGTAATCGTCTCGTCTTCTTCTTCCAAGTTGCATCGCTGCAAACTTTTGTAGTTCAGTTTTATATCTATTTTCATACAGTGTCAACATATCTGTTGGACCTTTTAAAAACATAAATGCCTCCACTAAACATGCATATAATAGACCTTGTGGAAAATAGTTACTTAGATATGTATTAGAGTTACCATCACCACCAGACCCTAATCCTACAGGTTGAGCGTTATAATGAATAATATATTTGTAATTAGCATCAGGTGTTGGAGCTACATATATGGCACCAGAAGTAGCTGTGCTAACTCCTGTTGTTGCACCACCAAACATAGCATAGTATTTAGGTAATCCTGTTACATCTTGTGCCGCTGCTCCTCCTGCAGTTCCTGTTAAGTTACCAACATACTCTGACATAAAAGTTTGATCACGTTTCTCTAACCATACTCCTTGACCATTTGTGTTTGCTGTTGATTCATATACTTCTATACCCCTAACAAACAAAGCTTTAATAGGCATTGTAATTGAATTAAAATCAGTTGCAAATTGTGCTTCTGCTTGGACTCTATCTGAATCCATAGGAAGATCTAGATTAATTCTATTTTGTGCAGCCATAATGAAACCATCTACAATAGTTTCTGTAAATACATTAGCGTCTACTTCACTATAATCTCTTATAGCTGTAACTAATGTTGAATATGTATAACTTGATAATCCTGCCATAACTAAGCTCTATCATTTAACGGTCCAATTGTACATTGAAAACCGCCCCCTGTTTCTGTGCTTGTAGCATTTGATATTAAAGAAAAAGTTAAATTATTAAATACTACAGCCGTTTGTCCAACTGGACCC